TTACCATTAAAATTTAAATTGTCTACTGTTAATTCTGTTAGACCAGCTAATGAAGTTTGAGTAGTACCTAATGCAATAGTTGTAGAACCAATAGTTAAACTAGATGAAATACTTGCTGTTGTAACACCAGTAACCAAACCCTTAGCATTTACAGTAATTACAGGAATGGCTGTAGAACCACCAAAGGAACCTACATTTGAGTTAACAGTTGCTAGTGTAAAAGCACCAGAAACGTTTGCAGAACCATCTACAGAAGATAGAGTAGCAGTACCATCACCAGTTAGGGATAAGTTACGAGCTGTCACCCATTTTGTAGCTGTACTTGCATTACCAGTTAAAGTAGCAGTAATTGTACCTGCTGAGAAATTACCAGAAGCATCTCTTTTTACAATAGTTGATGCAGTATTTGCACTTGTTGAATTGGTGATGGCATCAGTAAAGAACTTACCACCAATTACAATATGATTAACAGCATTACCAGAAGTTTCAGTACCCATACCAATGTATAAGCGATCACCTCCATTTGAGCCGTTATCTGCTAAAGCTGAATAGGCTAATTCACCTTGACCTAGCGTAGCGGGATTACCTGATACGTCAGAGCGTTTAATTCTTACGATTGAAGCCATAATTTTTCCTTGATTTAATAATGTCCAGATTCAACGCTCTGGTTTTCGAGAAGGGTTGTTGCAACCCATTTTTGATTTGCTGTAGAATATACCAGTATGGAACCATTTGTTTTATTAGTTGAATCTACATCTAGTGCATCACCGATATTTTCAATACCCGCTGGTCCTGCTGGTCCGGGTGGTCCTTGTTCTGCTGTAGTTAATACAGTAATAGTACCGGGACTTTCTACTAAAATAGTATTGGGAGGTGATTCATCTACAATTATAGTATCGTAGACTGTTTCTACAATAACTTCAGTACTCATCTAGTTACCTCCGGTGCTGCAGTTAAGCAACCTTCAATTACTCTGGTGACTGTTCCATCAGTAAAGATAATTTCTAAGTCATATACTGCACTTGTGAAGGTATAAGCTGTAGAAACTTCTGCTGGAATTACAATTTTAAATTTACCATTCAAAGGTTCATGAATCACAATCTTAGAATTTTCAGTTGTAAGTGTATCTAGAACAGCAGTATCGTTTACTGCTTTTCTGATTTGCATTCTAGCAGTACAACCAGTAAGATTAACTGCTACAGGAGTTTCACCTGTTTTCCATTGGATGATCTTTACAAAAGTTGAGCCTTTATAGATATCCAGATCAATGTGCGCTGGTTGCATTTTGTTTCCTTAAAATAATACTAGTGTAGCTAGTGAAGTTCGATAATCCAAATAAGTTTCACCAGTATCAGTACTTACAATCCTAGCTTTTGGATGATTGGTATATGAATTTGCAGTTTCAAATATGATGGAACCTAACTTTACAAACTCAAGAAAAGGTAAACCTGTCATATCTCTGAGTTCTGTTTTAGTACCTGCTCTTGCTGCAGATTTTGTTGGATATGTATTACCCAGTACAGTAATGATGGGTGTTTCAATATCATTTGTTGCTAATACATGCATTAACACAAATTGGTTATTAGGTATTTCAGCTAAAGTCCAACCTGTACCATTATTATAATTATAAGCTGGTCTAATTGTACCTGAGTAATGTGATACTTCTGTAGGTAAAATCAAAGGATATTCAGTTGCAACTTTTTTATACCAATTAGTATCAGCACCAATTCTATAAAATACAGGAGCATGAATTGCAGTAGCTAAAATCTGTGGAGAATTATTTGTGATACTGATAGTTAAATCTTCATCTGCGATTGCTCCATTTTGGCATGAGAACTGAGCGTGAGTTGCAAGATTTCCAGTTTGATCAACTAGAATATTATTTAAAGATAAACCTGATCTGTATTGAGCACCAATTGATAGATGAAAATGCTGATGTGTTGCACCATCCATTACGATACCATGACGCTCATCTGCAAAGTAAATATGCTTTTGCTGATCTTGTCTCCAATAGACTAAAGCTACTAAAGCTGTATTTAAAAATAAATCAGAACTAACAACTGTAGTTGTTTGTAGTGTTTCAGAAGGATAATCAAAATACATGAAATGAATACCAGTAGTATCTGTAATTTGAATTGACTCTGAAAAATAGGTATGTTGTTTAGCATGTAACCAAACGTTAAAACCTTCTTGTGGATTTGTCGCAGCAATAGTGAATGTTCTAGTACTATCATTAAAACTGATGGTGCTTGTACTTCTTGTTTGAAATCCTGTAGGTTCCTGCATGGCTAATGCTGCTTGATTATCTTGTGTAATTGTAACAGCTTGGTGAATATGCTCTTCTGCTGCTCTATTTTTAGTTATAATCTTTTTACCATCAGACATTAGTATCACTAATCGACCAGTTGAATCAAATTCAGTAGATTTAATTTCAGCAATTGGTTCAGGGATGTTTTCAGCTTTAGATACAACCTCAAAAGGATTTGTATAGCTTCTTAGGGATTCTACGTGTGAAGGTAATTTTGGTTGTTTAACTTTAGGAGGTTGATTTTTGCGTTCTTCAATCTTAACTGCGTTAGTTCCAGCGAAGATTGATTCTTCTTTTGAAAAACCTTTATCGAGAGAAGCATTAGCTACTTTTGCAAATAATTCCCTTAATTTTAAGGACTTACCTTGAATAGCGGGTGGTGTATTATCTGCAGTCCATTGCATGTTCTTTCCTTTATAAACAATAATAACCCCGAGCGTTACTCGGGGTGTTTGTAAACTATTATATCATATGATTGATATTAATTCAAGAGTAGTTACTTTAAATACTTAGCTTTAATAATATCTTCAACCGACTTCTTAACTTTATTCTTTTTAAATGCTTCTTCTGCATTTTTCATGGCAGCTAAGGAGGCAATACGAGCTTTCTCTTCGGAACCAGTATCCTTTAAAGTCTGATTAAAAACATCAATTGCTACAATTTGTACAGCTTCTGATTTCTTAGATGCCCATTGTGGAACATTAGTTTTTGAGTAAGGCATATCTTTTCCTGTTTATAATTTCTATTGCTTTTGGTGATAATTTACCACCCTCTACTGTATTCCAACCCATGTATTCAAAAGGACGGAAAAGTTTCTCTAACTTATACACTTCATCTTCTGTACATACACAAAGTCTAGTTTTTACTATGTTTTCTATACCATATTCAGCAAATGCTAAATGCAGAGGATTGTAAGGATTGTAAGAATTATTAAATCTACTGCAGTGCTCTTTGAATCTTATATCAATAGAACGAGTTGTAACACCAACGTATCCTTCTGTGAATACGTCAGTGCTATCTTTTAAATGCAGCCAATATAGAGTTGCAGTTTTATGCTGCATTCTCTAAGTTACCAGAGCTTGTATCTTTACCGGAAGGAGAAGTTGCTGTACCTTCACCTGCTGTTTTAAAGCCATCACCACTACGAGAAGTCATAGCTGGCAGAGCATCCTTATTAGGTTCCATATCATCAGGTAGAGCATCAACTCCAATTGATTCACGAACTCTATTCAATACAGAGCGATCAACTTCAATAACAGAAGTACTAGCGAAACGCTGAATAGCTTTAGAGAAGGATTCTAGGTCTTCAGATTCTAGGTTATCAAAGTCAATTTGACCCATTCTAGAAGTATCCCAACCATTTAACTCATAAGTTTGTTTGATTAGGTCATCATTGATAACATCTCTGATTTTTCTTAGCATTGTTTCAGCAGCAGAAGCAGAAAGTGAATTCTTAACTTGACCAAGAGCATTGGAACCACCACCAGATTGACCGAGTACTAGAATATCAGCGAACAATGAAGTTAAGATTAGATTTTTATAGTATTCTTTAATCTTGGACGTATCCATTGCCTTACTACCATTTAAGGATAGTAGCTCTAATTCAAATAAAGGTTGACGAGTATCAGGATCATGTGCTTGTGGTAGAATCAAAGCAGACTGCTGATTTAGCTGCAAGTTACGCATTACGTTTTCATAGTAAGCACGAATTGCTTTTTGATCAGGGGAAGCTTCTGAAGAAAGATACTGAGGTGGAAGCTTTAGAACTGGTAGACCCGCTAAATCCTTAGCTACACCATTAGCTTCAATCTCTTCGATTACACTCAAGAATCTCCATGCTAAGTAAGCATCACGGAGCATTGACTTACCGAAAGGATCACCATTGCTTTTACCTGCTCTAAATAACATGATCTTGCTGCGAGGTAAAATCACTTCATTATTTGTACGACTTGAGTAGCGATTGTATACGTCAGAAATCGCAGATAGGTTTTGCTTTACACCTTTGACTTCGTTACCGTCTTCACTGAAGATAAACTTTTCAATAGTTTCTTGATTACGAATTGGTAGCTTTTTCCAACCGATAACACCATCGTCATACTTGGAACCGTTTGCTTTTAAACGTCTACGATAAACTTTCTCATGCACAGAGAAACCGTACATATTAGCAGATAAAGCTTCTGAGATGAATTCAGACCAAGTTTGATCTGTAAGGTCTTGCATCATTTCATTAATGATTCTAGCTTGTCTTAATTCCTCAGGAGTGGCATCTTTAATTGGTTTAAAACTCCAATCAACTTTACCGATTAGGTTTTCGTACAATGTTAAAGCAGAGTTAATTGTACTGTGATAAGACATTTGCTTATAAGTATATACGCTATTTGGAAAGTTTAATTCTTTCTTTAACTCATCGTTAGATACACCATTGAATACGTTTAAACCAAGATATCCTGATTCACTTAATTTGAAGCGATCTGGCGTATCATCCACTGCTTTTTGTACTGAGTTATTTTGTGACTTACGTGCCATCAATGGCTCCTTTGATTATGAAACTAATGAACTATTAAATGTTGGGATGTTGGAACCTGTAATGCTTCCATCAAATGGGTTACTACCTGTGAAATCTGGTAGTGAAAAAACTGGTAGTTGTGTATCTTTATTTAATAAAAGCATAGCATCTGAACAGCAGTCAACTTGGTCATCTTTCTTTTTAGGATCACCATCAAAAACTTCAAGTTCATCGAAGAAGTCCTTATTCCAATTTGCTTTCACTACATTTACGAAACCAGCTTGTGATATACTTGAGAATGGAGCAAAACGAGTAATCTTAGATTTGACTGGCTTTGTTAACTTTACACTAAAACCCATCTCAGCTAACTTGCGTTGCAAATCTTTGGCGTAAGCACCAGCAGCCGCAGCAGGGTCCAATGGAATACTGATGATTACATCTTGACCATCATGAATAGCTGTATCAAACACAAGTTTTTCAACTTCATGTACTCTATCTCTGATTGAAACAACATCTTCTACTGTATAGAGATTATTAGGGTCTTTGGAAACTAGAACTCCACGAGTCCAGTCGGGATTTGGATATTGCTCAGAAGGTTTACTAAACGCAAAGTCCCATGCTCTGATTCTTTTTCTAGCTCTACCGTTTGCATGATCTACAAGACCAACCCATTCACGTTTGAATAGACCAGCAGACTCTTGACGAGCAAACCATGACCCATCCAGCAATCTTTCTTTCTCTACACGAGGAAGTGACATCAATCGACTGATATAATCAGGTTGTGCTTTTAATAATGGAGGGTTATCTCGGCAGGTAGCACCAATGAAAGTAAAGGATGAAATACCAGATTCATCACCTTTGCCATGTGCAGCTTCAGCTTCTTCTAGACTGTTGTACCAAAGCATTGTGTTGCCTTGACGGAAGAAGTAACGCTTGTGTCCTGTTTTCTCCGGTAGAGGAATACCCGTATTTGGGTCTAAATAGTAATCTTCTAACCAAGCTCTTAAAAATGAATTGTAGTCTGGATTTGTCATGAGGAACATCTGAGGCTTATAATCTACATAAGCATTGCGCATACGAGATAATAAGTAAACAACCATTTCTTCCTCGAAATCTGTTGCCTCATCAAAAATGACTAACGAGTATTGACCACCTTTGTGATCTAAGGCGTTGGTTGCATGTTGCATATGGCTGAACTTTAACAACGCTCCATTTGGAAAAACCAATTCAAGCTCTCTGGAACGAATCCTGAGATTAGGATAAATACTTGTATATAAATGCACAGCTTCGTGCCAGATAGAACCCGGTGCTGTAAGCATCTTGGAGGTTCTACGAAAGATTACACCTGTGGCTCGTGGATTCTGCATGAACTTTAAAGCAATAAGAAGAGCAGTATAAGTTTTACCAGAACCTGCAGCACCACCTGCTAAAGTAATTGTAGCATCACTATTCAAAAATAATTCTTGCTTTTTACTTGCCGGTCCGATGATTAATTGTTGACTCATACTTGTTACTTTTCCTTAAATTTTCTTCTGCGGTTAATATTTGAAGATTCCAAGGAACATGTAAACCACATACATTAACACCTTGAATTGGTACAATGTGATCCACATGATGTTCTACACCTGTTTCGTTTGAAAGTTCTTGTCTTTTTACGTAAATATCTTTTATTTCAGATAACATTGCATCTGTTAACCAGTTTGGTGTAGCTTCTTTTAACCTATCTTCTCTTTTGTAATAATTGAATAGATATGTTGATTTATTCTTTTGATAGTGTTCTCTACGAGCAGCTTTTTCTTTTTCGTGATTATCTAAGTAATACTTTGAAAGTCTTGCACGATTTTCTTCATGCTTTTCGTAATATTTTTCTTTATTAAGTTTACTATGACATTCTTTACAGTGTGACTGATGACCATCTCTTGAGGTTTTCGCTTTATAGAAATCAGATAAGTCTTTCTCTTGATTACACCATTTACAATTCTTCATTTCATTCTCCAATGAACTCACAATAAACAATCAGCAGGACGGTGAGTAATCGTCTTTTCGGTGGGCCAACCTAGCTGTTGTATAAATTATTCTTCGTTAACTACTTTTAAACTAAAAACTGCTGCATTATTTTGTTGTACTTCTGTACCAGCTTCATCAGCTTGTTCTTCACCATCATACATATCTAGAGTTAATCTACGATAGTTATCTAGAAGAATAGTTGCAGCTTTCAATTGATTTTGGTGACTTGCTTCTTCATTCTTCATGATATTAGCAGCTTGCATAATAGCTTCAGCTACGTGAGGCTTAATCTTGCGAAGAAGCATTACAAGTTCACGCTCTTTTAATTCACGGTTAGTTGGTTTGTCAAAGATTGATTCTTTCTTTGGTCTGCCATTTGGATTACCTGATTGACCTTTAATGAATGCCATGTTATTTCCTTATAAATTAGTCCCGCTTACGATTGCGGGGTAGTCTTTTCGTATCTACCGCAGATAATACGCTGTATCCTTTGTGTAAGCACTTGGCAATGCTCACCTGAAGCTTCTACACTTCATGTTACCTCGCAACAGATTCGAGGGACGCCTAAAACCGAGGTGACTTCGGACCCAAGGTAGAGTTCTTTATGCACACCGCTTGATCACCTAGCAAGTAGGGAGCGCAATTGCGGTAGACTATTAGTGGTGGAGCAGGTAGGGATCGAACCTACTGTGACCTGAGTCGGAGGATTTACAATCCCCTGCCATACCATTACGGCGGCTACTCCTGTTTGCTATTTGCGAATAGCGAATGATGGAAGCGGGTACTGGATTCGAACCAGTGATGCTGCGAGCATATGAAACTGCAGTAGTGACCACCTTACCCGCTATAACTTGGTCTATGTAGATGGACTCGAACCACCGATATCTGCACCCCAAATGCAGTGACTTAACCAGACTAGCCTATACATAGATTGATTGGCAGAAGTAACAGGATTCGAACCTGTGGGCAGCTTTCGCCACCGATGGTTTAGCAAACCATTGCCATAAGCCACTCGACCATACTTCTATAATATTGGCTGGCAAACGTGGGATCGAACCACGGACCGAACGGTTAACAGCCGTTTGCTCTACCTCTGAGCTATATGCCAAAATTCTTCCAACTGTGAACTTATGCTCTTTCCGTTGGCGATTGAGCAGCCGAACTTTTGACGTAGTTAGCGGAATACACGTTTATTGGAACTACCACGGAGAATCGAACTCCGCTTCTTAGGATGAAAACCTAATGTCCTAACCGATAGACGATGGTAGTATTATTATTGGTGCTGAAAGTAGGACTCGAACCCACCACCTACTGAGTACAAAACAGTTGCTCTACCAGATGAGCTATTTCAGCGAATAACCTATTGTAACAGCAGTTTTAGCTGTTGTCAAGAGCTTTCGCTCTAATCATTGCTATCGCAATTTTCAATACCTTTAGATAGAATCTCTGATATCCATCTCAGGATCATTCGTTTCATCATAAAACACAGGATTGGTTCTACCAGAAGGATTTCTTAGCAATTCTACATCAACTTGTATGTCTGAGTCTAAATCTAAGAAAGCACGATCTAAGCAATCTTCGCACTCAGCAGTCTTATTAAATACGTTCTGTTTAAAGTAACGATTACAAGTAATACAATTCATAGCTTATTTATTCTTTTGTTCTTTTTGTTAACTATTATAGACAAAACACTACGAATTGTCCATAATGAGATACGGTTTATAAATTAGTGCTGGTTACTTATCCAGCTTGTACTGAAATACCTATGACTGAAAGGAGTATGTAAAGATACATAGGCGAACATACAAAGGTTTATATCAGTGCAGGGTTAAATCTTTAAATTGTCTTTAGCAGGGTTGCACCGCTTAATAGTGCAATTTACAGAAGTCTATGAATTTAATTTACACAGATGCTTGATTATATCATATAAAATCAGTAATTTCAAGCGCAATATCAATATTTCAGTCAAATACGCAATACTTACTTAGAATTTTAGCATACCTTAGCTGAAGTCTGTTGTACATTCTTTTAGCTACTACGATATCTTGCACAACTATAATTTTATCTTTAGAGTTTTCTTTCCAGATCAGTACATAAGAAAACATATCCTTTTGATGAGGCTGTAGTTTCAAATATCCAGATAAGTTTCGGTGAGCCTCTTTGATGCTATTATAGACTTTCTTTGAGATCAACCTTAGGTTAC